TCATATCCATATCAAAACCAGCATCTACCTTATGCAGTTTATGGTATGGATAGTTCCCCATTTGATATTCATATTCATATTCCCAAGTCATTTGTGATAGATTACAGTGTATCTCTTTTCTTCTATCATAACCAAACGGTTGTAACGCAACAACCTTAAACTTTTTATTGTACTGTTTAACTCCCTCTAGAATACCAGTAAATGTCATTCCACTTCCAAGAGGTACATACAATGTATCACACTCAACATTCTGAACCTGTTCTGAAATCCTACCGATAATCGAACTCCTGTTATTTGTTACAGCATAACCGAACAGAACTTTGAAAAACTTTCTTTCTTCTTGCAACTTATCAAGGTTAGCATATAGTACATTATTGAAACCCTGACTCTCACTTAGTACTACTAACTCTGAACCCATTTCTTCACACCACAACATTGCCTTTTGTTTCTTTGCTTTTTCTATTGTGGTGTTACCAAATCCAATGATGGATTTCATTCCAAATTCTTGGGCTACTTTGGACACAATTACGGACTGTGGTGATGCAATAGATGCCGCAGTCGCAATTGTGTTATCACAATTCTCCTGTATGTGTTTCATATTTGACAATATCAAATCACGGCACTGTCTCACCTTACCGCCTGACACAAAGTTCTCACCATAAGGACAATACAAATCATCTCTCTTATAGAGTATACCGTTGTGTTCTTCTACAGGTGTTAAGTCATTTAGATCCATTAAAAGAAACTCTCTAAACTTCCACGTTCATTATTAACAATTGTTGCAACAAATCCATTATTCTGATAACCTAGTTCCCAATCTGTAAAATATGATGGAACCATAAGTTCTGGTTTAATAAGAGATGTATTTGGATTACCTTTTTTATACAAATTGAAACCTAAATATTTGTATCTGTCTCTCGTTAGCACCTTAGTTTTTTTAGTTAATTCTTTCAACTTTTCATTTTCAGATTTCTTAATAAAATGTGTTTTACGACACATCATAAAACAATCCAAAAAATGATCAAAATCCTCTAATAAAAACTCACTGTCCATTATGAATTTCGTTACAGATTGTGGAGCCATATAATGATCATCTGTCATATCTTGGTTGTCCCACATATGTTTAAGTGTTGTCGAAAATCCACTTTTATCAGCACCACTGGAAAATACTTGGTCATAAAACAATCTAGATATTGACCTTTCAACATCAGATATCAACATATCATTCCACCGATACTTATTTGCTTTTAATGAATTAAAAGCAGTTAATGCATATTCACACGGGTCTTTCTTTTCTCTTGCCATTACAAAAAATCCTCTAGCGTTCCTCTCTTTGTGGGTAACATAATATCAAAGTCTTTGTTCTTGCCAAAGTACCAGATATTCTCTATGTACACTTTCTTCATAAACTCATTCATTTTATCCTTATCGAATTTGCCGTCGTCATCAGAAAAAACAGACTTCCCTTGTGGACGTTGCATAATACGCATACCAACTTGTCCCATGAAATCATCCTTCATAGAATCTACGAGTTCATCGCCACTCCTATAGCGTTTTCCCTTGATTTTTGGGTCGAGGATATTTACCATCAATACACCGTTATCACTAAGAGATTCAAAACTCTTTTGGGCCACTGGTAGATAAAAGAAGTCTCTCCACATTTCGTATGTTGAGAATTTACTCCATGATTGATCTTCTTCAAACTCACCGCCTTCGTTGTACCGCTCGGTCGAAAAATAAGGTGGAGAGGTCATCGCCACATCTACATTCTTAATATCTTCCCAAGGTAAATCTTCTGCACCACACCGATATATCTGTACAGTTTTTTTACCACCTGTTAACGTGTCATAGAATTTTATCATATCATGATATCGTTCATATGTATTAGGATTAGGATCGCAACCAATGTAGTGTGTTGCATTAGACGCATAAAAGGCAGTCAGTCTATCACCCCAACCCATAGAAGTATCCAGTACAGTTTTTGCATTGGACATTTCATAAATTGTTTTTGCAACGATAGGTTTGAACTGTGTAGCAATATATGTACCTAAGCGAAAACTCATAGTATACACATCTCTGCTTAGTTCTTGAGTATCGTTAACACCTCTCCAAATAGGTCCTAGCGCACCCCATATATTATCTCCATCGTTCCACCGTTGTACTGGTGACTTGAACCCATATGAACCACAGGACATTCTCAAATCGTTCATAAAGGAATCAGCACAGTAACTAAATGTACTAGGGCCGTCTATAACACCCAATCCATACTTACTATATGGATACTTATAATCATCATACTTTTCTAAAACCTCTTTGTCAGAAGACATAATAAACTTAGTCCAATCTGCTTGTTTAAGTTTATGAAAGTTTCTTATAACCTTGTCTTGATTAAATTTCTTTAGAGGATATGGGGGCTTCTCTTTGGTAATATATTCTGCAAGACAAGTACGAAACTTCTCCTTACCATATTCTTCTGTAAGAGCAATAAATTGTGAAGAGTTTAGAATAGGAAGTCCTGTACTATCTGCACTTGCTTTTAATACATCATATAATTTATCAAAAGAATCCATCAAGTGTCCCTTGTGTTCCGTATGAGTTATCTATCCACCAATTAATCTTATCAGTAATAAACTTGAGAGGTTCCACGAAACTCTTATCGAATTGTGTATCATAGTCTATTTTACCATAAATGTCAAGTTCCCTTGGCATAGAAGTTATAAAAGAAAAGGCAGATGCTTGAAATATATTTGGTTGCTTAAGATGCAAGAACCTGACCTTATCGCCATTTTGTATCACGGGGTACTTGTCCTGTAATTTGTTTTGTTTCAACAAATAATTATAGAGGATAGCTCCCTTGACATGGATGGGGGCACCCTTCTTAAATAATTGTGAATCACCACTCCATCGTTGAATACCATTACAACTACGAGGGTATGCAATATCTTCTGGTGGTAGAGACATAAACTCTTCACGAAATTCCTGTATAAAATTGTTCAGTTGTTTACTATCACCGTCCATAATAATTTTGAGGGCTTCTTTAATCTTCGCACGACACGGAGCGGGAGTTGAGGATTTAACTGCTTCAATGCCCATGATCTTGAGGTTGGGTTCTTTGAACCGCACACCTTCCATGTCATAGACGTTTAAGATATATCGTTTCTTTGCAGTCCAGATACCTTTATCTGCAATCGCTTCCCTACCCATCTCCATCTTCTGCTCGTAAGCGTTCATCGTCTTAGCAAGAACCGTATAAGATTTATCAATAAAAGGTTCCAACTTCTCTGTTGCAACCTTATCCAAGAAATTGACAATTTTTGCAGTTTCCGTTCCGTCTTCAAACACGCTATCAACCAGCTTGTCAAAAGTGATGTAAACCGAATCGGTGTCTGAAGCGATGACATAATCGACTTTCTTCGTCCCAAGCAATTTGTTGAGATATATGTTAAGACTTTTTTCAATCCACCGAATAGATAATTGACCAGATGTAGTGATTGCTGTAGCAACCAGCAGATCAAAATAGCGAAAGAAATTATTACCAATTGCACCATAAGCAGAATTAAGTGAAATCTTCTTCGCCATTTGGATGTTGTTATATCTTGAAATCTTTTTGAGGATATCTTTATTTCCAGTGTCCTCAAACTCCTGCTTAGCTTCAAGTGTAAGTCTTTTATACTTGACTCGATCATTATACATTGTCTCCATTAACTCTGGTAAAAACCCTCTGATATCCTTTCTGAAAAATGCACCATTGGGGGTCATACAATACTCTGTATCATTCTTTGCTTTTCCGTTAAGCAACTTGTCTACCATACCATCTACTGGTTTACTTCCACCATTAACCAAAGTCTCTGGTGAAATATTATACTGCATGATAAGGTGAGGATAAAGTGAATTTAAGTCAAAAGACATAACCCACTTGTGCATACCAACTTGAGGATCTTTTACATATGCACCCTCAAACTTTCCATACTTTTCTTCGCCGTCTTTCTTCTGTGGGATAACCACATTCTTCTTCAACAAATAATTGTGAATAAGAATATCCCAATATCGTACTGTACCTAACACATCTACAAAATTTACCTTTGCATCATATGCCATAGTCAAACACAGTTCAATCAGTCGCATCTTGTCTTCTAGTTTGTCAACAAGCTCAACGTCAGTGATGTTATATTCTAGGAACGATTGATAGTCTTTCGTATACCATTCACGAAATGTTTCATGTGGATTACCTTCTTTATGTTCACCAAGTTCTACAAACGCAATGTGATCTAGAGTGTATCGTTCCTGATTAGTATAAGTAAACTTACGATACAGATCATAGTAATCCAATCCAGTGATACCCATAATAGAATAGGTTTGGTGCTGTCTACCCATCTGGTAGACTTCACGCATCTGGACACTGTTCCAAGGTGACAGACGTTTTAATTCATCCTCACCAAATAGATTCTTAATACGATTACAGATGTATGGAATATCAAAGAACTCTGTATTCCAACCTGTAATAATATCAGGATAGTGTTTCTCCCAAAACACAAGAAACTCTTTAAGAAGTTCTACCTCTGTCTGACATTTGATATACGTTACATCATCCCTATCATTCCGAAATTCTCCAATACCCCATACCACAATCTTCTTGGATTGTTGGTTCTTCATGGTAATGGATAACATTTCTTCTTGAGCTTGATGAGGATTAGGAAACCCATTCTCGCATTGAACCTCAATATCAATTGTGACAATAAGAATATCGTCTTTGTCCCAAGGACAGGGATCAGCATACGACTCATTCATATATGTATATGCGTATTGAGTATTTCCGAAAATGAGATCTGGTTGACTTTTGTATTGTTCAACCCATTCTTTAGCACTTTTAATAGAAGTGTGCTTGATGGGTGTACAAAAATCACCTTTGAGATTTTTATAGGGAGTGCGTTCTTGTACCTTCGCATATAGGGTAGGTTCGTACTTTAGACGAAAATCTCTACGCTCACCATTATTAATCTCACGAACTAATAGTTGATTGCCCCACTGGACAACATTAGTATAAAATCTCATAATATAATAGTACCACAGTTATGTAAGAAAAGTCAATCCTCTTTTTTCTTACCAATATTATACTTAGTCTCTAAAGTCCATTCATCTTTTTCTTTGAAGGATAATACTTTGATTTGACTTAGAGGCGCTAATTCTTCTTCTCGCAATGTTGATACAATCTGTACCAATCCCCAATCGGAAAGTAACTTTGTAATTGTATTTCTCCGAAAAATATCATTCTCTGTCAAGTTGGCATGTTTACCATCCAGTGCAAATAGTTCCTTAAAATGAACAATAAAATACCGTCCCTGCTTATGTAATATATGACAGGACTGAAACAGTTTTCTTTCTTTTCGGGAAGCTACACCAATACGAGATAGAGTCTCTCTAACTTTCAAAAAGTCATCTGGTTCATTTAGAACCACTTCAAGCATATTATCCTGCTTCCAATTAACTTCTTCCATCTCTTCCACCTTTTTTTAATCTTTGTTTTATGGCGGAAAGCTCTTCGTCAGAGAGCAAATCAAGAGCGGACTTTGCTTTAGCATTACCATATCCATAAAACTCTTTAACATACTCTATATCTTTTAACTTCTTCGCCTTCAACCAAGGAGCATATCTACTTCTTGCTCTAAGACTATTTAGTAAAAAATCAAACTGTAGTTTCTTATCTACATGATGTAGTTGGTTTATTTCGTTAACCAACAATATAGTGTCTGGAAATGGTGCAACACACTTGTTTATAATAAACGGGGGATATTTCTTAGTCCATTCTTCATCTTCTCCATCAAGAAGAGGTTCTTTGGTCTGATTAATTGCTTTGAGATATTCTTTTAACTCATAGGTCATATGCTTCTTTCCAATTCATCATCTTAGAACTTCGATCTTGCATCTCATCTTCGTTAGCTTGTGACAACATAAGCAGGTCTTTTTTTTGTTGAGATGGTTCCATGGCCAATATATTTTCAAATCGTGGGCGTTCAAGGGAACAAAACATAAACACTATTTCTTCTGCCTGCTCACCTATAAGTTCTCTTACCTTATCCCTATCATTAGTTGATTGGTGTTTAAATGAAGCAGTTCCATATACAGAATGAAACAGTCCAGCATCTTGTAAATATTCGGGAGCTCCCATGTCTATTAATTTCTTTTTAACTCCTAATAAATGCTCATATAAAGTATCACCAGAATGTGATACTTCCATACTACCCAAACTTCGTAAATATTCAATCTTTGTAGAAGTCAAGTCTGTCACTGTTAGGCTCCTCTACTAAATTCATATCCTTAACATAAAGTTTGAATACAACAACTGGTCGTAATTCATAACAAAATCTAGAAACTGGCATTGCTTGATGGTTATTTTTTGCTGGAAAGATAAGAACACGATTACCTATGTAATTACAATAATTATCTATATTTTTTCCTTTATCATCCCAAATTGCAGTACCACCTAACCACTCTGGTTTCCAATCCATTCGTGGATAATACATCATAGTAAAATCACCATCGTCCTGATGCATATGTGGTTCAATACCATGTGTATGTGCGTTCATATACAGACGTTTCCATTTAATGATACCGTACTTCTCTTCAAGCTGATACTTATAATTTACTGCTTCCCAAATAGGTAGTAAATAATCATAACCATTTTGAGTTACCTGATCAGTATCCTCTCCACAATATACATGCCAATGTGGTTGTATACCTATACCTTTGTTGGAATGATAATCATAAACCCAAGAAACTTTCTTAACTTCACTTTCAATATATTCTGCAACGTGTGGTTCCAATACATTATCAAAAATATCACATATCATTTAAACTTTGCCCTCGCCATAATTTCTGTTAGACACGCTAACATATTGATTTCTTGATCGGCAACAAATGCCGATTTATATTGGTACTCACCCAACACCACAACAACATGGGGGATACTAGTACCATCCACATGATTGTACAAGTTATCATAAACAATCCGCATAAGGCGTACAGGATCGTTGTCAAGGTTATTAACAACCCATCTACGAACATTGGTAAACTCCTTTTCTTTCATGGCGTGCATGAGTTCTTTTATATTGACTTGTGCTATATCAACAAGAATACCAGCATCAATTGTTCCAGAAGAAGAATACCTCTGTAACTCGTTTAATACTCTACGCCAATCTGGAAAGTATTTATTAATGACCTCTGCTATAACACGTTTGTCATATACAATTTCTTCTAACTTCAATATTTCCTCTACTCGCTTCATGAATGATGCAGCAAGTTTTGGTTTCTCTGAATTGGGAATCTGAAACTCTATTGGTGGACAACGTGATCGTAACGGTTCAATCAACCTGTTCTTATAATTGCATGTAAGAATAAATCCACAATTTTTGTGGAACTCTTCAATAAACCCACGAAGCGCAGGCTGTGTAGATTGAGGATTCAAATAATCTGCCTCATCTATAATAAGATATTTACGTCCACCGTCAAGAGAGACAGTAGATGCAAAGTTCTTGATCTTGGTTCGTAGAACATCAATGCCTGATTCTTCACTACCATTAATCATCATATAGGTGGAACCCATTTCGGTAAGCATTGCTTTCGCAACAGTTGTCTTACCTACTCCAGCTCCACCAGACAATATCATGTTAGGAATATTGTCCTGTTGGACAAATTCAGAAAACGTCTTCTTTAACGCTTTCGGTAGAATACAAGAATCAATGTTCTGTGGGCGATATTCCTCTACCCATAGAAAAGTGTCTGTCATAATATAGTGTCCTCACATTATTCATCATAAACGGATTCGGGTTCTAGTGCAATAAAGTATTCCACATCAACTTTCGTATTCTTGAAGAAACTAATCTTCTTAGAAGACACATTCACATCATAAGAACCTGGCAGAAGTTTCAAGTTCTCAACCTTAAACCAGAACTTATAAGGAACATCCTTACCATCTGCATTAGTAACATCAATACCAACTGCATAGTCATTTGCAGTCGAGTTCTTTTTATCTGTCACCTTTAAGATTGCTTTACCAACAGACATTGCTTCCAGACACATATCTGGAACACTGATTACCGCTGCCGCTTTTTGAACATCCGTTAATACTTTACCATCAAAGTTAAAGTCTACTTCTGTTTCAGGCATGGTAATATCATTCTTCGGTGTAGTAACCACTGATGGGTCACTAAACCAATAATTAAGAAACTTACTGCTACTACCTTCCTCTGTAATAACCACGAAATCTTTTTTGAATTCAAGGTTAGGTTTTTCAAAGAGAGATAGAGCTGCAAGAAACTCATTCAAATCATAGATAGCAAAGTCCTGTGGAAAACTTTCTTCCACAGTTGCCTTCGCAACTATATTTTTCATTGCAGACATTGTACTAATTTGATTGCCTGCTTTTATCACAAGGTTCTGGTTAATTGTAGAAAAATTCTTCAATACCGTCGCCGTTCCATTACTAAGTTTCATACGTCACTCCTATCATGATTATGAATTGCCATAATACCATAGTGAACAACTTTTAACAAGTCGCTTCTATTGTATCCATTCTTTTTTCCATACCGTTGTGCATATTTCATTATGTTACCGATACAGAAACCTTCACCATGTCCACTGTCCATGATAAATTCTGTTGCTTGGAACTTGTTCTGACTATAATGTTGGTCATAAGTTCCATCAATATAGGACTTCAATTCATCTAGAATTTGATCCTCACTATATTTGTAATCAATCGCTTGATTTACGTTTTTCAATTGCTTCGTCAAATTGTCTTTCCTCACGTTCACTCATATACTTACGCATTTCTGTTTCTGTGTCATGCACATTCCAATTAAATGCGATACTCCTACGTTCACCTTCTCCATAGAAAGGCATTACTGCATGTTTCAACCAGTTAGGAAAGATAAGCATAGTTCCTACTTCTGGTTTAACATATTCTTCTGTCTGTGGTTTTAGCATAAGGATATCTCTAATATCATTATGACCCCAGCATAAATGTGTAAATCCATCTACACCACCACTTGCGTTATTGATGTTAGGTACGGAGGCTGGTTTCTCTGTAATACACTCTGGAACCTTAGTCCAGAGGAAACCAGACAATCCTGCCATAGTCTGTACACCATGCGAATGATAAGGATTATAGTCACCCTTATATGCACAGTTCACCCAACACTGAATTGCATCAGCGTTTGCATCTCTTTGAAATGCATTTTGTAAAAATGTAGTTGCACATTGGTCAAGTATCTGCTTGAACATCTTTCCAACTTCATCATCAAAAGGAAAATCTACTTGACAGGACTTCTTATCATTTTTGAGTTGTCCTACTAAACCATCACTAAAATCTGTTGAATTGGGTAAAATATTATCATCAATATGTTGATTAATTTCATCAACAATTTCTAGAGGCATTTCTGCTCGCATAATACTAAACGTATTAATAGGTCGAATAGCAACCTTCAATCCTAAATTATTACCTTCTTCTTCTGGATCAGGGGTTTGAAAATCTTCGGATGGTTTGTCTTCTGGAACAGGGTCGTTAGAGCTCCAGTGTTCCTTGTCTACTGTAGTACTGCCGTCTGGCCATTTGTCGAATGTTTTTATTCCCATAATATCTCCATAATAAAGGAGAGGGCACCTTTTGTCAAGTACCCTCTCCATATAACTCTACTTAATATCAATAAGTCGAGGCTTCTTTGCTTCTGGAACAACACGTTCCAATTCAACAAGTAACATACCGTTTTCAAGTTTTGCATCATTTACTACTACATCGTCTGCAAGAGTAAACTTCCTATCAAACTTACGATATGAAATTCCACGATACACTGTGGAATCATCTGTACTGTTTTCCTTCACAGAACGAACAGACAGGGTGCTATCAGCAATTTCTACTTCGATATCATCTTTACCGAAACCCGCTAGTGCCATTTCAATGACATAATTATAGTCACCTTCCTTTCGGATGTTATAAGGCGGGAACCCTGTAGACGTTACATTGTTATCTACATACCGATTGAGTTGATCAAACATTCGGTCAAACCCAACTGCATAGGGTGTAAGTTGATTGAAATTGTCGAATAGACTTGGTAATGCTTTGCTTGTAACCATTGTTTATCTCCTTTACTAAGCAAGATTGCGTTATGCACCCCAATAAGGCGGTGCGTTAAATGGTTGGTTTTTTTGGAGAACCAACCTAAACTCCCTTCGATAGACTTACGAACTGCTATCTGTATATATTATATAGGTATTTATTATAAAAAGTCAAGTACCCCTGTCATTTTTTTTATCTCTTTTAAAATAAGAGAATCTTTATGAACGCCATCCACGGTGAATCCGGCAAGTTGATCCTTATTCATATGATAATGATTACAGGAAGGAATCTCTGTAACTCCACAACCTACCATTTCAGCATACTGATATGTCTCATTACGGAATCCTTCTGGTTCCTCGGCACCGACCATGCAATGTATTAAAGAATTAGATACAGGTTTCTTCGGTGTATTTCGGATACCCTGTTCATATGTAATTTTAGGATCATTATGCATAAAACAATGTAATCCTAAATTAAACATACCAGACAGGAGTAGAGTACTCTTTACTAAGTCTTTATTGATATTACCATCAGCAAGAATCATGGCGCACATCTGAGCCCCTGCTGAGTGTCCAGCAAGATGTATTTCGGGACTAATGTTCTCACCTACCCATACTGCTGCTTGTTTTGCTTCATCAGTAATATCATCAATAGTAACATATGGACACAAATCGTATCCTACAGCAATAACCCTAATTATAGGTGATAACGACTGTGCTAAATGATAATAATTCTTTCTACTATTGGCTCTCCATCCGCCACCGTGAAACCACACCAAAGTTGGTGCGTCTTTTACAGCAGGATATATATCCAAAAGTTGATTAGGGCGAGGGCCATATCTGACATCAGGTTTTTCGGGGAAAAGGGTCTGTGGAACTCTTTTCTTAAAATCTGCAATATACTCTTTACTGTTAGGGACAGCAGTACGAGGTGCGTACTGCTGTTCCAGAAATTTTACTATACTCATTAGAACGCTGGTTCCTCACTTTCCATTGAAACTTCACCTTCTTCACTTTCAGCGGTGATTACACCAGCATCAATCTTGGTGTAGAGGTCAAGGAAGGATTCCTTAGTATCCTCATCAAACCGAGCGACACACAATTCGATGGACTTCATTTTGTCACCGAAAATCGCAAATGCTTTTGAGATGTGATCCAACCGGCGAGTCGAGATGACTTCATCAACACCACCATCATAGAAGGTCTTACGGATGACTTCACTCCACGTTACAAGATTGGAAGCAAAATCTTCATCAACCGAACCATACTTCTTCATTGAACCAAGAACAATCTTTTTTTCAATGGCAGCTGTAGGATAAGGCTGTTCAATCGTAATCGCAAACCGTTCTAGGAACGCTTCGTTCAGAATGTTAGTTCCAATGAACCGACCATCTTCTGAACCTTTACCTTTAGTATTGGCAGTGGCGAAGATGTTGAACCCTTCTTTTGCTTTCACCCACTTGTTAACCTTCTTCAAGAAAACACCGTTTCCTTCAAGAACAGGCTGTAGAGCAAGCAACTTGTTAGAACCCAAATCACACTCATCAAGAAGCAGAGTACATCCACGTTCCATCGCTTCTACAACAGGTCCAGGCACGAACTTGGTTTCACCGTTAACGAGGCGGAAACCACCGAGCAGATCATCCTCATCAGTTTCGATGGTGATGTTCACCCGAATGAGTTCTTTCTTCGCTTCGGCGTGCAACTGTTCAATCATGAGAGTCTTACCATTACCAGACAAACCAGTAACAAAGACAGGATAGAACATATTAGAAGCAACAATCTTCTTGAGCGTAGCATAGTTACCCCAAGCAACAAAACCTTCAAACTTGGTAGGAACCAAATTTTGAGTCTCCATGTTGGTCGCAACCAAATTCACAGTACCAACTTCTCCCGAAGCAGCAGGGGCGTTCTCAACCACTTTTGGTGCTTCTTCTGAAGGCAACTTAAATTGGTTATAACCAACTTTGCACTTCTCTTGCATCCAATAGGGAAGAGGAACACCGCATTTATCAGCAGCTTCCTTCATCATGGCTTTGGAAACAATTGCACCGTTACCGAACATTTCTGAAGCGGTATCAACGAACAACTGTTTCCGTGGTGATAGATACATCATATAGTAAAACTCCTTCTCATCAATTTATAACTTATTATCGCATACTGGTCATGTTTTGTCAAGAACTTTTTTCACACCAATATCGCAACCAATAGCACATATGCACCGATTAAAGCGCACAACACGGCAATCGCTTTGAAAGCGAATCCAACCAATTTTGGGAGCATAGCTACAACCAAGATCAGTAGTATCAGGAACAGTAGAATTTCAGCAGTCATTATCAACCTTTCTCATTATATATAGATCATACCACGCCGTAACAACTTTTGTCAAGAAGAATCTTTTTTATAAGTCATTGATTCTAAGGGGTTTTTAAAAAAAATAATTGTTGACAAAACATGACCCATATGCGATAATGTATATATGATGAGAAATGAGGAAGACATGACTAAAGTTGCTACGAAAAAGGTTACTGCGGAAGAAATGATTGCCCTGTTAAATGCTGACATTAAGTTCGCCAAGATGATTGGTGACAAGGAGTTCGTTGGTTATCTGAAAGAAACAAAGGATAAGTTATTGAAGGAGATGGGTGAAGCGGTAGCAAAAGAATATGTCGAATTATTTGGAAAATAATGCATTTTCTTGTTGACAAAACCTGTTTGAGTATGGTAGGATCTATATATGATGAAAAATAAATCGACACTTGCTAAGTTGCTCTCAGAAGAAGATATCAATGTAGTCTACAAACAGATGGAGACTGCATACTTCAATTCTAAGACTCGTGAGTTGGGTCTCCCCATCTGGAAAGATGAGGAAATGACTAACTCTGAACATGATCTAATGCTAGGACATGAGGTAGGTCACGCACTGTGGACGCCCCTAGACATGCTAGAAGCTGCAGCAGCACGCAAGATTGCTCATTCCTTCGTAAACATCATTGAAGATGCTCGTATTGAGAAATTTGCAAAACGCAAATATCCCGGCCTCGTTGGTGTTTTCAAACGTGGATATGCTGATCTAGTCAAGAAAGATTTCTTCGGTACTAAAGAACGTAATGTTGGTACTTTCGGATTTATTGATCGTATCAATATCTTCTATAAGACAAGTGATCTTGCAATTCCGTTCTCTGATGATGAACGTCCTCTCATGGAAAAGGTTGCTACTGTTGAGACTGAAGAAGATGTTCTGTCTCTCGCAGAAGAAATCTTCAAGTTCATGGAAGAAAATCCAGATTCAAACGGTGAACCAGAAAATGCCGATGACGGTGCAATGGGTAATCCTATTGATGGTAGTGGTGAGTCTGCTCCTACTGATGGTTCTGGTGCAGATGCTGGTGAAACAGGTGAAGATGGTGCCGGTGAAGATGGTACTGAAAAAGGTGACTCTGGTAAATCAGAAGAAGAACTTGCAAAAGAATTCGCTGACGCCATGAAATCTGGTGACAATGATGCGATGGAAAAAGCGCTTAAAGAATTTGAAGATTCACTTGATAAAGATAAGGGAAAAGAAGATGGAACTACTAGTGGTAATGATGATGGTGATGACGGTAACGATACTAATACCAAGTCTGAAACCAGTTCTGTTGAAGGTGGAGAAAAATCCACGGGTTTAGGTGGAGTTCCTATTGCCGAGACTGATGATATCGCCAAGAAGGTTATGGAAGCCCTTCGGGATACATCTGCTAAAGATCGTGTCTATGGAAACATTCCTAAAATTGATAGTGAAAAATTCGTTGTCGGTTATAAGGAAATGCTTGCTGATGTAGACAAGTGGTATAACAAGTGTCGTGATGATTCAACTCAAGGAACTTTGTACTTCACTAAATGTGTTGAAGAAGTAGACACTGTTAAAAAAGAGAACAAGAAAACTGTCGCCTACATGGTGAAAGAATTTGAAATGAAGAAATCTGCCGATGCCTATGCTCGTGCAGCTACTTCAAAAACTGGTTCTCTTGATATGGGTAAACTTCACACTTACAAGTACAATGAAGATTTGTTCAAGAAAGTGACTGTACTGCCTGGTGCTACCAATCACGGTATGGTAATGATTTTGGATTGGTCTGGTTCCATGCACGATAACCTAAAGAGTACTCTCATTCAGACTATGAACCTTGTATGGTTCTGTCGCCGTGCAAAAATTCCGTTTCGGGTTCTTGCTTTCTCTGATGCATATCAGTCTTCCACACTTCGGAGTATGGACTACCATGAACGTGAGAAATTCATGGAATCAAAAGAAGGTTTACAGAAGTTCAAAGCTGGAGATATTGTTCTAAAAGATTTCCGTTTGTTGGAATTCTTTTCAAGTGATATGACTCTTGTTGAAGAAAATCGCATGATGGTAAATCTGTTCATGATGGTTAACCGTTATGGTGGATATCGTGATTGGAGTTCTGAAGGTTATCCTTATG